ACGGCAAGCTTCCAAGCCAAGAAGCCCAACGGTCGACTCGATGCCGCTGACGATGACATTCGGGAGGCGATGAAGAAGATCAAGATCGCCTACTCGCGAGAGTTCACTGCAGAAGAGATCAAGCGCATGGCTGAGAAGCGCGGGATCTCTGTCGCCGCGATGAACAAAGAGTTCCTGGAGCGCGGAGTTCGTAAGGTTCTCGACATTGACGTCATCGCTGGAGAGCCGTACCTGCCTGAGACTCTCGGTCTCTTCGCAGAGGAGAACGCCTCCCTAATCACGAGCATGGTCGATGGATCGATGTCGAAGATCGAGTCTCTCGCTTACGACGCCGTGACCTCTGGTCTCTCCGCTGACGACATTGAGGATCAAATTTACAATCTCATCGATCCCGACCGAGTCGCCGGTGGGAACATCCGCGCGCGCGCTGAGCTCATCGCGAGAGACCAGGTCGGTAAGCTCAACGGTCAGCTCGACGAGATGCGACAGACTGAGATTGGCGTCACGCGTTACATCTGGCGAACAGTCGGTGACGAACGAGTCCGAGAGATGCATCAGAAGCTGAACGGGCAGGAGTTCAATTGGGGAGATCCGCCGATCACTGATCCCTACGGCGCGCGGAACAACCCCGGTGAGGACTACAATTGCAGGTGCTACGCCGAACCAATTCTCTCCGACCTCGTCGATGGGAGCCAGGATGACCAGCAACAAGAGTCTTAGGAAGTGTGATGTGAAGGTGGGGTTCATCGCGGGCTTCACGAGCTACGGTCGCCAGGCGACGCGCACTCTTCACAACCGGGCGAAGATCCTTCGCAGCCAAGGGAAGACTGACGAGGCGAACGTCATCGACCGATGCGCCTGGGAGCTGGTCCTCAATATCGACCCTCTCTCCAAACAGACTGAAGGCGATTCGGATCAGGCTGTCGCCGAGTACGTCAACGATAATGCTTGCAGGCTGTGAAGCAATCCGTCATCCTTGACCAATGAGCAAACGGTACGCACCGGTTTCAGTGGAGAAGGGCGAGGTCACCTCGCATGGATTCTACCGCGTGCCCGCCAGCTTCACTCGCACCGGGGTGTTCGCCTACAAAGACAAGGATGGGAACATCCGTCGAGAGCTTCGTCACCCCGACGATGTCTTTAACGAAGACTCTGTCAAGACCCTCCGCCACGCTCCCCTCACACTCAAGCACCCCGAACAATTCGTAGACGTCGACAACGTCAAAGAGCATTCGACCGGTCATCTCGGAGACACGCTCACCTATGAGGATGGGCGACACCTGCGAGGCATGGTTCTCATCACCGACAAGAACGCTATTGCAGAAGCTCAGAAGGGCACTGTAGAGTTGTCATGCGGTTATACGGCTGACCTCATCGACGAAGCTGGAACCTACGAAGGTGAGCCCTACGATTGTCGGCAGACCAACATCAGATACAATCACGTGGCTCAAGTAGAACGCGGTCGTGCGGGTCCTTCAGCAAGACTCCATCTCGACGCGGACGATCGGGTCCAGGTGACAACCCCCAAAGTGGAGGACTCCATGGAATCAGTCACGATCGATGGTAAAGAGTTTCAAGTTCCGCCCGAAGTCGCTGCTCTCGTAAAGCAGGCTCAAGAGGGTGACGGCGACGAGACGATGGACGCCAAGATGAAGGCGAAGGATGCTGAGATCAAAGCCAAAGAAGAAGAAGCTGAGAAGGCTAAAGAAGATGCGAAGAAGAGCGTCGACACTCTCCAAGCCAAGATCGACTCCCTTGAGGAAGAGAAAAAGCAACGGAAGGACAGCGCGATGACTCCCGATCAGATCAACAAGTCTGTGAAGGCTCGCATGAAGATCGACCGCGTCGCGCAGTCGGTTCTCGGCGGCGAATACAGAGAAGACGCAAGCGACATGGACCTCATCAAGCAGGTCGTCGCCAAGAAGTCGAGCATGTCGATGGAAGGTAAGTCGGAAGACTATCTCCGCGCGCGCTTCGACCACATCGCTGAGGACGATGCCCGCCGCGAGGATACTCGCGAGACGTTGGCTCGGAGCTTCGGCGGTCAACGCAAGGACGAGGACTACGACGTCGAGACGGCGCGTTCCAATCAATCTAAGAATGCGGGTGAGGCTTGGATGCAGCCTCTCGCTGCTTCCAAAAAGGAGTAAGCGATGCAGTTAAATTATGTGCGTGACATGGCTCCCGGTTTCGCCGGGATGATCTCTGACACCGCAGAGGTTCAGGACATTGAGACGTTCTACAGCGTCGATGGTCCCGTGAACTTCGGTTCGGTTGTCACCCGCGGTTCGGTCGAAGGATCGTGCGCAGCGCCCACCACCGATGGTGGAGTGACCGACGAGAAGCTCGTCAAGGGTATCGTCGTCGCCACCCACGAACAGATCTCGGCTTACCCTGGTACGAATCCGGAAACCCCGGCTCAGTACATGGCGAAGATGCCGATCCCGGTCATGCGCAAAGGTCGCATCTGGGTTCAGGTCGAGGATCAAGTCACCGAAGGCACGAGCGTCCCGCACGTTCGCATCGGTGGTACCGGAGTCGTCGGAGCAATCCGCGCCTCGGACGACGGTGCGAATGCATCGGTGCTCCCGCGTGCGAAGTTCAAGACCTCGACCACTGGCCCCAACCAACTCGCGATCCTTGAGATCGACCTCTAAGAAAGAAGGGATGAGATATGTTTAAGCAGCTCAATCTTCCTCACTTAGACGACAACGAATCGGTCTTCTTTGCCCGTGAGTTGACGTATGTGAAGAGGAAGGCGTACGACCGCAAGTACGCAGACATCAAAGCGCGCACGCTGATCCCGGTCTCTTCGGAAGCCGATCCCTGGGCAGATGCGATCGTGTACGACTCGTACGACCACGTCGGGATGGCGAAGGTCATCATGGGTTACTCGGATGACATTCCGTCGGCAGACGTGAAGGGTCGCGAGTTCATCAACCCGGTGCGCTCCATCGCGTCGAGCTACCGCTACTCGATCCTTGAGATCCGCAAAGCTCAAGGTACGGGCAAGCCGCTCAAAGACATGAAGGCAGCCGCTGCGAAGCGTGCGATCCTCGAACTCGAAAACCGCATCGCCTTCATGGGTGACGCGAAGTCGGGTTTGATCGGTCTGTTGAATCACCCGAACGTGTCGAGCACGACTCTTCCGCAGAACGCAGCAGGCAACTCGCTGCTGTGGCCGCAGAAGACTCCTGCCGAGATCATGGCGGACATGCACTTCTTGGCGAACTTCATCGTCGCCAACACGAAGGGCGTCGAGAAGCCTGACACTCTGTTGCTGCCGCTCTCGGCATTCAACTATGTCGCTTCGACTCCATGGTCGGTGAACAACCAGGGCGAGACGATCCTCCAGCTCTTCCTCAAGAACAGCCAGTACATCAAGAATGTCGATTGGCTGAATGAGTTGGAGACCGCAGGTGTCGGCGGCACCCGTCGCATGGTCGCCTACCGTCGTGATCCTGAGGTCTTGACCTTGGAGATCCCGCAGGACTTTGAACAGTTCGACCCGCAGCCGGTCGATCTGAAGTTCAAGGTTCCCTGCCACGAGCGCCTGGGCGGAGTAATCATTTACTACCCCTTGGCAATCGCGTTCGGTGACGGCTTCTAGTCACTCTGCACAATTTAGAAACGATAAAGGGCTGGAGCAATCCGGCCCTTTGCTTTTAGAATTACAGAGCGAGGTCACGCGTCCCCTCCCCCCTTGAACCGGGACCTTCAGCCTCTCGTCAGGCTGTCCGAGCGGCACACAATGGTGTGATGCGCGCTCGGGATTTTTCTTCTCACTCAGTCGATCATGGTCTACCTTGTTTTCAAATGAGGAGAATCAATCATGATCGTCACATCTAAACGTCTAGCAATTCACAACGCCAATGGAGTTACCCTCCTCCCCGGACCGAATGTCATCGCGGCCGCCGCGTGGCGAGAGGCCCGGAATCATCCGATGGTTCAGATGGATCTCGACTACGGGAACATCGTTGAGGATCAGGAGTTGGAGGAGGCAGAGCTGCTCTCCCCGGCTGACGAGATCCTGGCTGAAGATTCCATTCTCGTGAACATGAAGATCCCTGCTGCGAAGGCGATGGTCGAGGAGACGATCGACCTCGCACTTCTCGCTCGGTGGAAGTCTGTCGAGAAGCGCAACCATGTCATCGGTGCGATCAATCGCCAGATCGAGTTGCTCAATGAGCCGGCTGAGGAGCGGGATCGCAATGCATCTCGGGCCCTCCAGACCGGGAACGGAGCCATTGAGATCAGCGTCCGCAATCCGGAAGACACCTGATGGATGATTCCAAACGTAACGGAATGCGCTATGTGGACTTCGACCGTATGGATCGGATCATGGCGAAGGCTCACAAGCTGACACCATTCGAGCTTGAGTTCATGGAGATGCTCAACGGGATGAAGGTCAAACAGGTACAGCCAAAGCACCGAGAATTCCTTGAGACTCTCGACGCCAAGTATTCCAAAGAGTAGAGTCAAGAAAAGTAGGAGGCTTCATGTTCACCGTCACACCTGACGAGCTTCGGACAATTTACCCAGAGTTCGAGGATGTGCCCGACGAGCAGGTCGCCTACTACATTGAGGCGGCGCGGGACTACGTCAACGAGGGTCGCTGGGGAACTCCCAAGGCCAAGCGCGGGGTGATGCTAATGGCGGCTCACATGATGTCTCGCGCGGGCGCGGGTGAGCTCGAAGGAGTCGGCAACACCGGCGCGATCCTCTCCGAGACAGTCGGCAGCATCTCGACGACCTACGCTCAGCCGGTCGGCTCCTCTGACGGGACGACTCTCGGACTCACCCCTTACGGAGAGCAATTCGCGATGCTCATGCGGACGGTCGTTCGCACTCCACTGGTGACCTGATGGCTGAAGAAGGGATCTTCTCAGGAGCCGTCGAGCTCACTCACAAGATCAATGAGGGTCTGCTCAAACGACTGCAGGCTCTTGAGACCGCGCGCACCGTGAAGGTCGGCGTCATCAACAGCCTGGCGGAGAAGCCCGAAGGTGGTCACATCTCAATGGCGGCTCTCGCTCAGGTTCATGAGTTCGGAACCACGCGCGCCGGGAAGGGCAACTCGACCGTCATACCCGAGCGATCCTTCATCCGGGCCACTGGAAGAATTCATCGCAAAGAGATCCTAAAGTTCCAGAAGGAGCTGCTCAATCGATACGTCGAGGACAAGATCACGATCGACAAGGCTCTCAAGGCTCTCGGCGAAGACATCGTTCGGAAGATCAAGGCCTACATCATGGCGGGCATCTCACCCCCGTGGGCTCAATCGACGATCAACGAGAGACTGAGTCGGAAAAGCGCCAAGAAGATCATCGCGATTCGACCGCTGGTCGATACCGGTCAGCTCTACAGATCGATTCGCTACCAGGTGGAGGAGTAATGGACGCCAGTTCAGTCATCTCGCGAAAGGGGAGGTTGCTCACTCGGCGGAGGTTTGCCGATGGAAGCTACGAGAACGAAGGAATCTATACTCCGAGTGGCCCTCCGGTGGATGCTAAGATCTTCGGCTCTGTGCAGCCGATGGGAGTCCGAGAGAAGTTACTCATGCCCGAAGGTGACCGCACCCGTGAGTGGATCAAGGTCTTCACCACCGATGATCTACGGACGGATAGTGAGACCGCCCGAGCGGACGTGCTTGTCGTCGACGGCCGGCTCTACGAAGTCCAGCAGGTCACCGATTGGATGCTCCCAACATCTGGAGCTCGTCTGACTCACCGTGAGGTCAACGCCGTGTCCGTAAACGAGAAGACGATCGCATGATGAACGAGAAGCTGATCCGCCGAACGATTGTCGATGCGATCCGGGGAGCGATGGGGCCTGACATTCCGGTGATCCTCGCCGACCAGAATGAGCCTCGCCCACCGCGGCCTTACATCTCTTACAAGCTCATGACTGGTCCCATCCGTAATGGTCATGATTCAGAATCAATGGATGAAGACGGTGATCTCAACATGATCGGAGAGCGAGAGCTCTCGGTCTCGGTCAACTACTACGGGCTCTATGCGGTCGAGGGGATGAGCGCTCTCCAAACCCGATTGCAGTTCCCTTCGGTACGTGCAATCCTTGCTCAGAACAAGTTGGTTTACGTGAGCGATTCTGGAGTCAGAGACGTTTCGCAACTTCTCGAAACCCAGACCGAGACGCGTGCTCAGATGGATGTGAATCTACGCCTCACCGTCAGCGATCAAGATCTCGCGGCGGGCTACTTCGAGGAAGTCGAGATCACAGACTCTGATACCGGTGAAGTGTTTAAAATCGACTCCAATGGAGGAGCATAGATGCAACCAATTAGCAGCGTAGTGAAGGTGAGCGTCATCCGAGGAACCCGGACGATCACGCGTGCAGGCTTCGGTGTTCCTCTGATCGTCGCCGAGAATGCTAGCTTTACGGGCATCCGCTCGTACGGGAGCTACAACGAGGTATTGGAAGACTTCGACGCGTCGAGTGCAGAGGCGAAAGCAGCTCTCGCGCTCTTCTCGCCTGAGCGTAAGCCTCCGGTCGTCAAGATCGGGAAGATCGGCGCGACTCCGAACCTGACGCACCGTCTCTACTTCAACTCGGGCCCTCAGCCGAACGACGTCTACACAATCACAATCGGCACCGATACCTACACCCAGAATCTCAGCCCGAATGGGATCGGTGACAATCGCCAAGGTTTCGTCGACGACATCAACGCGGCGGGGAAGACCTACACCGCGACTCTCGATGGAAGCTACATCAGCATCCAGTTCGCGAATGCTGCTCAGTTGGCAACTCTCTCGTTCTCGTCGAAGCTCTCAGATCAAGACGCAGGTGGTGGCGGTGCGACTCCGACTTCTCCAGTCGATGCTCTGAAGGCTCTCGCAGATCAGGATCTCGACTTCTACGGAGTGGTCATCGTCTCACGGGATGACAACGATGCTCTCGAAGTCGCGAAGTATGTCGAGACTCAGCGGAAGATGTTCTACTACGCAACCTCGGACGCAGCCGCCTACAACGCTCAGGGAACGACCGACTTCCTCGCCAAGGTCAAGGCTCTGAATCTCACCCGCACCTTCGGTCTCTACTCGGCGACTGCAGACGACTATCCCGATGCAGTGATGGCTTCGACTGAGCTCAGCCAAGATCCCGGCAGCTACACTGATAAATTCAAGACCCTTCCGAACGCGGTGGCTGACAAGCTCTCGTCCTCTCAGATCGCTGCGATCAAAGTGAAGAATGGGAACGTCTACACGAGCGTCGGCGGAACCGACATCGTCGCAGAAGGTATCGTGAGCATGGGCGAGTTCGCCGACACGATCCGGTTCATCGATTGGCTCCAGGCACAGATCGAGGAGAACATCTTCGCTCTGTTCGTCTCGTCTCCGAAGATCCCGATGACCAACAGAGGCATCGCGATGGTCGAAGGTCAGACTCGCTTGGCTCTCGACGCTGGTGTGAAGGTCGGCGGGATCGACGACTACGATGTGGTCGTGCCCGATGTTCTCGACATTCCCCAGGCCGATCGCCAGGCGCGCCGGCTGACCGGGCTGAACTTCGGAGCAAGACTCGCAGGGGCAATCCACTTCACCGACATCGACGGCGTCGTCACCGTTTAAGGAGTAGCAATGGCACAGGGTAAAGTTGCAACGTACGACTTCAAGCAATGCCTCGTGATGTTCGGCACCGACGTCATCACCGGATTCGCAGAGGGTGACGATGCAGTCTCGGTCGAACAAGAGACCGAGCTGTATACGAAACAGACCGGCGCCGATGGCGAGGTCACTCGCTCGCGTATGAACAACGATGGTGGGAAGGTGACGATCAAGCTCCAAGCCTCGTCTCCCTCCAACGACGTGTTCAATGCATCGGCTCAAGCCGACCGGGTGAGTGGATCGGGGAAGAAGCCGCTCTTTATCAAGGACGGCTCAGGGCGTTCGCTCCACACCATCGCAGAGGGATGGGTGTCGAAGCTTCCGAATGCTCAGTACGGTTCGGGATCTGGAACGCGTGAGTGGGTCATTGAATGTGGCAGCATCGTTAGCAACATCGGCGGTAACAACTAATGGAACTCCAACCCAAGACGGTGGTTGTGAACGGTCGCGAGTACATGATCTCGAAGTTCATGGCTGACGTAGGTATCAAGGTCTTCCTCCGGTTGATGAAGATCGCCGGGGAACCCTTCGCCAAAGCAGTCGGTGGATACGGCGAGAGTGAGGCGGAGTTCCAGAGGATGCTCCCCGACGTCATCATGTCGCTCGCAGATCGGCTCGACGAGAAGACAGTCTTATCGATCATCGAGGATCTTCTCTCTGTCGTGATCCCTGCAGGCCAGACGTACCCGCTCGGTGATGCTGACAATCCGTCTCGCTCGAATTGGAGACTCTACTTCAAGGGCAGGCTCGCCGATCTCTTCACGGTTCTGGTCATGTCGACGAAGGAGAACTTCGAGGATTTTACGTTCGCGCTGCGGCTCGCACAGAGCAAGCTCGGCGCAAAGGTGAAGGCCAAAGATCAGGAATAAAAGTTCCTGAGAGTATCGATTGGCTGCTCTGGCGGCCGGTGTTGGGTAAACTCGTACGACGGTGGGAACTCAGGGAGAAGTACACCCTTGATGACCTGATGGACTTCCACGACGCAATGGACCTGTGGGAGGACATGGAGAGGGAGGCCCGCCGACAGAAGGACTGAAGGCGTGGCAGAGTCGAACGGAACCACATTAGAAGAACTCGTATCTAAGTGGACGATCAAGACTGATCTCACTCCACTGGAGCAAGGTCGGCAGGCTCTCAAAGGTCTCGCCGGCTCACTCGGTCTACTCGCCGCACAGGTCGTCGCCGGTGCAGGCACACTCTACGAGATCGCAAAGCATACAGCAGAAGCCGGTGACCAGGCGGCCAAGGCCGCGGTCAAGTACGGCCTTCTCGCGACCGAATATCAGGGACTGAAGTACGCAGCTCGGAGCGAGGGCGAGTTCCTCGACATGGGCCTGCTCTTCCTCAACAAAGCAATGTCAGAAGCCTCGAAGGGTGCGAAGGAGGCGAAGGAATCGTTCGCTGGTCTCGGCGTCAGCATCTCGTCTGGTGGGAAGCTCAAGTCATCGTATGATGTGCTCCTGCAGATCGCCGACAAGTTCAAGACGATGCCGAACGATGCTCGTCGAACGAAGGCAGCAGTCGAGCTCTTCGGTCGTTCGGGTGCGAGTCTGATTCCGTTCCTCACGCGCGGAGCCAGTGAGATCGCCGGAGCGATGAAGGAGGCGGCAGACTTCGGCTTCATCATTCAAGACACGGAAGGTGCTGAAGAGTTCAACGATACGATGGAGGATCTCCAGAATATCATGAAGGGATTCCGCAACACGATTGGTGTTGGGCTCATCCCGGTGATCCAAGATCTCATGAATCAGTTCAAGGAGTTCCTGCGAGTCAATCGACAGCTCATCGTCTCAGGTCTCAAAGACTTCATCTCGGAAGTCGTCTACCAAGTGAAGATGGCGGTGCTGTTCTTCTGGAATCTATACAACGCGGTGAAGTCTCTCTCGGCGATGTTCGGAGGCTTTGGCAAAGCAGTCCGAGCAGTCACGCGGGCTCTCCAAGCCATGGTCGCAATCGCAGCCATCTACTACATCGGTCGTCTCACTCAATCGACGATCGCTCTCACAGCTCAGCTCTACAAGATGGCTCTCGCGTGGCATGCGACCGGATGGGCTGCGATGATCGCACAGATCAAGATGCTAGCGATCCCTCTGGCGATCGGCGCAGCCATCGTTGCCGTGCTGCTCATCATGGAAGATCTCTTCACGTTCTTCTCAGGCGGAGGAGAATCTCTTACCGGAGATCTCGTCAAGCTCGTGGGCGACGGGATGAAGTGGCTCGGTCAGAAGATGATCGAGTTGGGTGCGTGGATCAATGAGAACATCAATGCCTACGTCGCGAACTTCGCGAACAAGCTGACCAGTTGGTTCCAGCCTGTCATGGATTGGATCACGAGAATCTCGAATGGGATCACGAATCTGGTCAACGGTTCGAGCTTCATGAAGTGGGCGACGAAGCTCAGCGCATCGGTCACGACTGGTGTCGCGGGCGCAATGGCTTACGCTCCGACGGCAGGTGGTGCGATGGGTCTCAACCCGACGATGACTTCCATCGGCCAGAGTTACGAGAAGGCCGTCGTCGCATCACAGCCGACGATCAACCAGACGATCAACATGGGGGCTAACGCCGATCCTCTCGCGACAGGTAAGGCTGTCGGAGGTGAGACGAAGAACGCAATGGACCAGAGCCACCGCGAAGCAGCTCGGTCATTCTCTGCACAAGGAGAATATTGATGTCGACTCTAGCCACACTCCTCGTCGGCAACGCCTTCCGGGTAAAGCTCTCGGAGCAGAACAGTGACGCCGACATCATCTTGATCGACGTCACCATGAGCGAGACGACGAATCTCGAAGCTGAGATCACCGAGCATCCCGTTGAGGATGGGCCCGACGTGACAGATCACGTGCGACCGAAGCCGATCTCAATCGACATTGAGGGTATCATCTCAGAGACTCCACTGACTCTCGGGCAGGATGTGAGCAAGCTCACGACCTCGACGAAGGCGGCGGCGACGAGCATCGCGCGCGGCTTCGCTGGAGGTGTCGCCGTTCAGTATGCGTCGAAGCTCGGGAGTAAGTTCGGCTCGATCTCAGGTGCGGCCGCAGGCTTCGGAGCAGCAGCCCTCTTCCAATCGTCGGCGAGTCCCTCAAAGGCTGCGTACGATATTCTGACCAACATGCTGCTCGGCAAGAAGCTGTTCAAGCTCGCGACCAAATATAAAGTGTACGACAACATGGTCATCACCTCTCTCAAGTTCCCACGCACGAACGATACCGGTCGCGCTCTGAGGTTCACAATGTCGTGTAAGCAGATCAATCTCATCCAAGGGCAGACGGTCGGAGCCATCGCGCGCACAGCATCGGGTGGGATCAAGAAGAAGGATCTCGGCAAGCAGCCTCCGAAGGAAGCCGCCAAGCCGGTTTACAAGTCACTCGCCAAGCGCGGGCTCACCTCTCTCATCGGTCTGTTCAAAGGTGGCGGCGATGCGCCTGCGGAGGGAGGTCAGTAATGTATCTTGAGATGCCGGTCCGAACCGATCTTCCGAGCTACCACTTCCAGCATGATCTCGAAGGTAAGACCTACGATCTCGAATTCAATTGGAACGACCGCGGTGGGTTCTGGACCATGGATCTCAATGACGAGCTCGGAAGTCCGATCATCACAGGGGTTCGAGTCATCACCGACTATCCGCTCCTCAGTGACTATCGCGTCGATGGTGTCCCTCCCGGAGTCTTCATCGCCTATGACACCGGCGGTGAGAGCAAAGATGCAGGCGTCGATGACTTTGGGACTCGAGTCCTGCTCATCTACCGAGAGAGCACGACGGTGGACGAGGCTGTATGAACGGGCTTCTCTTTGAGCGCGTCGTCATCGTTGAGATCGGTCTCGTCGGCAAACCCGCCAGGCGGTTCCAAGGCTTGCGCGTGAAGTTCGACGTCGCTCAGACTCCGAGCGGTACGCCGAACAAAGGGAAGATTGAGATCTACAATCTCACTCGCGAGAGCGCCGCCATCGCCGATAAGCCTCACAGCCAGGTGCGATTGATTGCCGG